GAACCCCTGGAACGTTCTGGGAATCGCATAGGGCGACGCCAGAGCGTGTGACGTATAATCCTGCAAGTTTGCTCGTGTTGTCGTACCACGCGCGTATACGTAGCCACTGTTGCAGATCCACGTCGGATGTGAAGGCGCTTGTCGAAAGGGTTGTGCCGGGGCTCTGGATCATGTCGATCTTGTCGGTGGTGGCGTTGTAGATGATCGAGAATTCAGCCGCGTCCCCGCACTGGAAAAGCGTCTGGTTTCCGGCGACGTTGTAGGCGAATCCCGGCTTGATCCATCCCTCGACGATGAAGCGTTGCGGCATGGTGTAGAGGTAGGTAATGCTGGTTGTCGCACCCGTCTGCATCCGGTACGTCCCGCGCATATTGTCGCCGTTTACTGACGTATTCTTGACATATGACACCCCGGCGGATGTGAGCGCCGGAAGCACCCTTCCCCGTGGGTTGATGTAGAAGTTGAACCGGTGCGCGAAGTTGACGCGCTGATCATTCTTCCATGCCTGGTCGATATATTTCAGCGCCATGTCAAACCGCCTTTATTCCAGCGCCTTCAGTTCAGCCCTCAGCTCCACTACCCTTGCCTCGATCTCGTCAAGCCTGTCCTGCTCTTTGGCCCGTATCGGCCTTATGCTCTGTCGGTCAAGCTCGGCGATCTGCGCCTTGATCTCAGCCCTGCGCCGCGCGGCCAGCTCCTCCGCCGTCGGCTCTGGCGGGACCGGCTCGGGGATCAGGGCTTCGGGGTGGTCGAGGATATAGGCTTCGACTTCGGCAATGTCGTACTTTCCGTAAGGGTCTTTTTCTTTTGGGCATACGTGGTAATTATCAACTACGTATGTTCCGTCTAACCTTCTGTGCGCCTGTTTTATTTTCATCACGATATCCTTTCGTACATGACAACCGCTGATCCGGTCTGGTTTCCAAGCGCCGCTCCTGATGCACTAATCCCTTGTGTGGTGCCAGTAGTGCCTATGTTGACTCCAGTCATGCTGTACCATTTAACTTGCCCACCCAAAGCTGGAACGGACACGGCATTGCCATCTGAGTGCAAGACAACTCCGAAATACCCGGGAGGTGATCCTATTGTCCTGTTTGGTTTGGCTGATGGTGGTTGCCCGCCGTTGCCGTCCTCTCCACCTGTTGCCGTAGTCGATATCCAAGCCCTCTTGACAACTGCATCCAGCGCGTCAGCAATCGGCTGGAACGTCGCCGCCGAAACCTGCGATACCCCGTCCGTGAAAGTAGGTTTCGCAAAAGTTATATCTGCCATCTAATACCCCCTTGAAGCCTGGGCCAGTCCGCTCATGGCAAGCGACTTGACCTGACGCTCGGCTATCACCGATCCGCCTATATTCTGGATCACGGTGTTGTTTACCGTGGTGGTGCTGTAGCTTTTTCCACCCATCAGCTTGTTATTGGCCCCGCCAAACGCGAACGATTCCGGCCCGGCCTCACCGGCAAGGAAGAGGGTGGGCTTGGTCACTGTGCCGCTTCCACCTTCGGCCATGGGGATAGCCCTTGTAGCTCCTGCGGCGGCATATAGCGCGGCACCTGCCAGAAAATATCCTGGAGCAAGCGGAGCGCCGATAACCGAGAATCCGGCGGCAATTCCCTCTGCCACCTTGGCGGCGGCTAGGGCTTCCAGCACTGCGGCAACCGCGTTTAGTCCTGCACGACCGAAAGCCTTCCATCCATCTTCACCAAGCACCATCGCGGCCCCGAATGCCTCTGACATGCTGGAAAATCCTGATTTTAGAGCCGATTCCATTTCACGCTGGGCTTCTGTCAGCTTCTTGGTGCTATCGACGTTCGCGGTCATGGTAGTGTCGTATGCCATCATCATCATCTTTATCGCGTTCTTGCTGTCGTTCATCCCTTTGTTCAATTCGTCAACGGCATCCATTGCATCTTGGGCACCTTCCATGGAAGGCTTGAATATTCCTGTTGACGCCACATTTTTTTTCTGAGCTTCCGTAAGCGCGTCGATGCCTCCCATCACATCATCGATGGCATCCATTGCATCTTGGGCACCTTCCATTCTTATATCAAACCCGCCTCGCTCCAAAATGCCTTGAAGCTGAAGCGAAGCGTCAAGGGCATCGGTAGTCGCTCCTTTGACAAGATTCATTGATACAATGAGATTTGCGTATGACTCGGATTGTGCGGTAACAGCGGCAAGCCTTGCTTCCTCTGCCTCTTTGCCGGTCATTCCAAGAAGGGTTATTGTGCGCATGCTGTCAGAGTATTGCTTGGCGATTCCCAATCTCTTTTCATCAAGCGCGGTCTGCCACGCGGCATCATCTGCTGCCTTTTTGGCTTTGTCGATATCTGACTGGTTCCTTGCTGCATTTGCGCCTGCATAAAGCTTTTCAAGCCGTTCCTGTTCTTTGAGGGATGCTATTACTTGTTTTTGGGCCTCTACTTGGTCATCGATATACGCAGTATCTCCGCCCATCCCTTCGCCAAACGCCATGATTGCCTGTTGCTGGCTTGCTTTAGCCTCTTTTGCCGTTGCTTCAAGTTCTCTGAGCTGTTTTGTTGCTATGGTTATTCTATCGTCTGTTGTGGCCGTCCCCTTCGACGCCTTGTCCATGGCATCCTTGAAATCATTCTGCGCCTTCATTGCAACGGCTATTGCATCAGCCATGGCTATCCATCGCAGTCGCCATGGTGCAAGGTTGTTTGAAATCTGGCGTCCTATCTCCTCGCTTACTTCGCCGATGGAATTGGCAAGACGGACCTTCAGGTTTGACGCAAGCTTGCCTGATTCCTCGGCCGCGCCTCCATAGGTCTTTTCGAGTTCGTCAAGGATTATCTTTTGCGCACCAGCGATGTTTCCGGCCTCTACCATGGCCTTCATCATCTCTTTTTCCTGGGCTGTGAACTTGAACCCCTGGCGGCTTAGTGAGTCAACTCCCCTTATCGGATCATCAAGCGCCTTTCCTACAGCCTGAGCGGCTGATGTTAGGTCCATCTTCATCACCGTTGCCATGTCCAGGACGGCGGTTGTAGCCTGGTCAAACTCTTTTCCGGTGATGTTTCGGAAGCCAAGCAATACAGTCTGCATGGTCTCTACGGTCTCATCCCCGTACTTGGTCATCTGCTGCAGTTTACCGGCCATTGCCTCGAGCTGTCCGGTGCTTGTCCACGCGCTCGCGCCTGTAGTCTTTACAGCGTTTGCCAGAAGGGCGGCGGCCTCAGCCTGTGCGCCCCATGAAGCCTCCATCGCGTCCGATACCTGCTTCACTTTCCCGATAACAGCGATTACCTGATTGAAGACGGCGACCGGCCCCTGCATGACATCGCGCATCTTTGCAAATGTTGAATTGTTCTTGCTCGCTGATGTTTCAAGCTGATTCATCTTGCGGATGGCTTCATCCACTTCGGCGCGGACTACAATCTTTATTTCCTCGACTGTGCTCATGGTTTATTCCTTCGCCTTCGGATACTCGACGCTGGCGTCAAGCGCCCGGAACAGGTCGATTATCTCGATATGCACGGCAAGCTGTTCTGCCCACCCACCAGAGTACGCATACTTTCCATCCATGGCCAGCCTCCGGTATATCGCCCACATAGCCGAATAATCCCCATCCCGCCCAAAGTCGCTCAGATGCCACTCGCTCCCATCATCCTCGCCCTCACCGTTCGTTACCAGTATATCACAATCGGTGATTCCTGGTATCGTCTCGATGATGATCCATGGGCAATCGCCTTTTATTCCGCGACGGTCGGCGCAGAATCCGGCGACAGCTTTTTTTTTAGTTCCTCCGGAAGCTCCATAGCTATAAATACCTCGATCCACATGGCGGTTATGGCCCCGTCGATTATCGACGCCTCAAAGGTGGATGAAAGGAAATCCTCGATGCTTCCGATCTTTGTATCGTCCGAGTCGTTCAGCCGCTCGATCCTGGTAACGGCAAGTCGTATCAATTCCAGGGCGTCGAATTTCCCCCAGTCGGGCTCGCGGGTCTTGGCCTTGGTCGGCTTGCCCCATACGATATGGGTCCGCACCCGGTATTTTTCCTCGACCGTAAGCGGACGGTGGAAATAGTCGAACTCGAACGCGCTACCCTTCCCGAAAGTTGCCTTTGTCTCGCCCTTCACCAACTGGACCTTCATCTATCCCCCTTGAAGAAAAGCCGGACCATTCGATAGGCCCGGCCAATTGCTATGCCGTGGTGCAGACCTGGATCTTCCTGGTCGGAAGCAGGCTAAAGGAAAAGTTACCCTTGCCCTTGACCGGGATCGTCACCTTGACGTTGTTAACGTACCCGATGATGGTATGCCTCCGCTTGTTCACCGTGTCGGTTGCGACAACCACGCGGACCGTGTTGGCTGTGGCTACACTTCCCTCGTGGAAGATGTCCCCAACGATGGTTTTCTGCGTGGAGCATACGCCGTCGTATGACCCGGAAAAACTCAGAGTGTCGAGTGAGATACGCCCCGGAACGTTCTTCGTTATCGTATCCTCGAAGGCGGTAACGTCGATCATGTCTTTTGTCCCGCCGATGTCCAGGTTGTCCATGCCTCCCAGCACGGTACACGACCCGACAGTAACCTTGACGGCATCCGCGTCGGTTGAACATGCGGTGCACGTACCCCCGGTGAGTAGCTTGACAGTCCAGTTATGTCCCAGCGTCCTTGTAGTAGCGCTCATTTATACCCCCATACGCCCTATATCAAGGGCGCATTGTCTGTAGCCTTGGGATGCCGCAAGTTTCATGCGGGCATCGTCCGTTTCCTGCTCGAATTCCTCGACCTTTTTTTCGGCCATGGAAAGGAGCTTCTTCGATACTTCGTCTATCTCGTCGCGTTCGTGGCAATAGACCCATTTCCGGTTCAGTATCGCCGACCCTAGCGATATCCTCACCGGTATTCCACTTCCGCGAAGCATCCCGATCCAATAGTAGAAAGACTGCCTGAATTGATTGTATTCCGTATCGGTTGTCAAATCAATTCCATAGGTTACAACCTCGGATGTCTTATTTTTCCCGCGAAGGATGAAGGCGGCCATGTAGTCGAAGCTGAACTGGAACATGGCCCCGTATTCTTTCACCATATCGTCAATCGGCAACGGCTCGCATTTAACCAGGTCCGCCTTGCGTCCGTCGGTCATCACCGGGACGCCGTACCCGTTCAGCCTTGGCGCGTCATAGGTGGAATGGACCTCGAATACCCGGTCCACCCTTGGCAGTATTTTCGCCACGCTCGCCGTTGTCCATATCTCGCCGTCGAAGTTGTCAGAATCCCGGGTAGTCGCCCCGTTTCCTACAAGCGCGATTCGCCTCGCCTTTTCCACGCTTCCCCCTAAACCCTTGTGTATTCGACCATGACGTCAAACTGGAACTGCCACGCGTTCCCGGTAAGCTCAATATCCCGCACCCCGTCGGCGACGATTGACGTAACACTGACCCCGTCAACCCACGGCGCGATGTGGTTCAGGTACTTCCGGGCGGCGAGTGGTATGGACTTGTGCGCCTTGCTCGACACCACAAAATCAAACTGGACCCGCGCTATTCCCGTGTCGGTATTCTCAAAGGCCTCTTCATCGGTGGGGTCGGAAATCACGTTGTAGAAGCCGTATGGCTCGATAGCCGCGTCCGGGGCGCTGTAAGGCCATAATCCCCCGGTGAGGGTGGCAAGCCAAGCCGTCTGGGCGCGTAGCTTGGCATCAATGGCCTGTTCTATCGACGTGCTGGCCATTATGCACCGCCTTTCGGGTTCGGGTTGTATGCGGCCTTGATTGCGGCCTTGATGACCCCCGAGCGCCGTGTCTCGCGGGCCTTTTTGCTGTAGTCAACGGCCGGCCGCAGGTAGGGCTGGCGCGGGTAGTTCGGCTGGTCCTTCCGTCCGTACTCGACTGGACCGGCGTATTCAAGGTTTGACCCGACGTAGCCTTCATCCTGCCCAGGATCGCTTATTTCGCTGGTATGCGGCGTCTTGGCTCCGGCTTGGTTTAGTCCGCCCTTTGCCTTGGACGTTTTCCACATGATGCTGTTTTTTAACTCCCCATCCTTTATAGGTGCAAGCTCGACGGCGAATGATCGCAGAATAATGCACTCTCCCATTATAATATTCTCAACCGTCTTTTCGTCGATGATCTTCGAGTAGTCGATATGGGACGGGGTTATGGTTATGCCGATCATGGTTTCACCGCAAGATATGCGTCAAGCTCTTCGGTGGCAGACTGTAGATCGGTCTTTGGCTTAGGCTCCCAGCCATGCCCCCTATCTTCATACATATTGCCTTCCTGATCAATGCCTTTTGTATACCTATCCTCAAATGTCGTAACGTCAATAATTCCAATTATAGGCACCTGAATCGCTGGTTCTACGGGGTATATTCTCATATCACGGCCTCCGGCGATTCCCTGACGTAGACCTCTTGGTGGTGCCCTGGAAACTCCGGGAACGTCTTGGGCGGCATGACTATTTCAAAGGTGCGGCTGTTCCACTTGATCTTGTGGGTTGAAAGCACGGCGACGCTTGAAGGCAGACAAAAGAACCCGTCCGCCCGCGCCTCTGTAGCACCGCCCACCTTAGCCCGGTCCCCTGAAAGCTCGGTGAAAGATCCCTTGAATGGAGATCCGGTGATGGCGTTCCAAGTGTTGTCAAATGGCCATGTACCGGAAGCGGTGAAGGCGTAGACGGCTATCGACTGGGTGAAGAAGCGCTCGATGCCCATCTACGCGCCCTCATGGCTTGACGGCCCTTGAGGCCAGTAGGTGCGGTTCTCGTTTATGTGCCATTGGATGGTACCGCGCCCGGTGCGCATACATTTATTGGGCATTCTGCTTAAAATGGAGTCTGGGTATCCACCTCTTCCGATTGCAGATACCGCGCGGGACTCTGAATAGTTGCCTAGGCTCATTGACGTTATTCCATCGCTCCCAGCCGTTGCCAGTTTGTATCCGATCATGTCGGATGCGATGGACTCCAACTGCCTTGGGAAGTTGCACAAGTCCACTCGGACGGTGTATCCGGCGGTAGTCTGTACTTCGTCAACGATGGGCTCGACGGTGGTTATGTAGGTATCCGCCTGAGCCGCTATCGTGAATAGCCCGTCATTCAGCCGTGAGCTTGATACGATAAGCGTCCCGCCCGTAGGCCAGCCCATAGCAGAGAATCCGCTTGGAATCATGATCCTGTATACCGACCCGGTAACGTCGAAGTAGATGGCGTTTGAGATTTTCTCAGAGTCGGGCATACGGAAGAAATTGTTGCACTCGGCGATTATGTCCGCGTAGACAACCGGGATCAGCAGTGAGATGAGCGCGTCCCGCGTGGCGTCGGTATCGCTTATCCTGAGATACGCCTTGACGTTTGACAGGCTTACCATGTCGCCCCCTTCACCGCTTCGATCGGGATCCTGAAGGATGAATATGTTATCCTTCCGGCCCCGAATGTCGATGTATAGATCATCTTCACCACAAGGTATACCGCGCTCTGGGTTGGGATATACGGAAGGTCATTCCCTGCAAGCTCGATCATGTTTGTGGTGGAAATTGCCGCTATCGCCACGCCCGAACGGGAATTGATGACGTTCCCCTCTTCGTCGAACAGGCTCCAGGAAGCCGATGTCGGCGTCATCGCGGCAAGGGTCTTGTCGAAGTAGCTCAATACCACTTCGTAGGTACTGCCCTCTGGGGCGCTGTCAAGTGTTGTCATCCGTTAACCCCCGCTATAGTGGCCTGGTATCCCTTCCCGGTAATCGAGACCTGGTAGCCCTTACCTGTCATTGCCGCCTGTTTGCCTACTGCGTTGCAATGGCAATCACCCACGGGAAGGGTAGAGGTTGACCCGAGCGGCCAGTAGTT